CATCCTACGATGAGCAAAAGGCACAGATGCAGATGGCTACTGGGTACACCAATTGGCTGAAAGATGAATAAGAGTGATGTTGCATACCTGATTTCCGAATCCTACACCCAGAACGAATATGGAGTGATGGAAAAGGAAGAGATCAGGAAAAAAGTGTTCGTAAAGGTCACATCAGTTAACGGACAGGAATGGTTTGAGGGCGGTCGCAGCGGATTGAACCCACAGTTTAGATTCACGATGTTTTCACACGATTACAACGATGAAACTATCATCGAGTTCAATAACAAGCAGTACACCGTTTATCGAACCTATTACAGAACCGTTGATACGATAGAGTTATACACAGAGTTAAGAAAAGGAAATGAGTAAGAGATACGTTAGCGTGGATGATTTCAGCGGAGCAGTCACGAGCATACTAAAAGATTATTCCGAAGATGTTTTAGTGCAAACGGATGAAGCCGTTAGAGATGTTGCTACCGAAGCAAGAAACGAACTGAAGGTTGAAGGTGGGTTCCAAAACAGAAGCGGTAAATACCGCAGAGGATGGCGGATCACGTTCAATGAAAAACGGCTTGGTTTGGAAGCAGTAGTCCACAACAATGTATATCAGTTAACCCATTTGCTTGAAAGCGGTCATGCCAAATGGCTATGGGGCAGAAATACCGGCGAGACGGTACGAGCTTTCCCTCACATAGAAAAAGTGAACGAGGAAGCACAGAAAAAACTTTTGGAAGAGATAGCAAGGAGATTGAGTGAATGACATATATAGAGATTAAACAAATGATCGAATCTATGGGATTGCCTTTCACCTACGATTCTTTCCCAAACAACATCGCACCGACTCCGCCATATATCGTGTTCAATTATCCAGAAAGAAACGATTTCGGTGCGGATAACGTGAATTATTCACCGATCGAGATCCTCAATCTTGAGTTATACACCGCAACGAAAGACTTCTCATTAGAAGAGAGCATCGAAGCCGTTCTTGAACAGAATGGCTTTTTTTATGAAAAGAGTGAAGCATACATCCGTAACGAGAACCTCTATCAAATTACCTATGTCATGCAATTCGTAAAGGAGAACTAATGGCTAATAAAATCAAATACGGCATCTCAAAATGCTACTATGCCAAGATCACGGAAACCAACGGAGCGATCACTTACGGAACGCCTGTCGCCTTGCCCGGTGCAGTAAGCATCTCCCTCGATCAACAGGGCGAAACCAACACCTTCTATGCCGATAACATCGCATACTATACTTCAAGTGCGAACAACGGCTATCAGGGCGACTTGGAACTTGCTCTGCTTCCTGATTCGTTCAGAACGGATATTCTGGGCGAAGAGTTAGACACAACGAGCGGTGCTTACATGGAGTATGGCAATGCACAGACAAACGAGTTCGCTTTACTGTTCCAGTTTGAAGGCGATGAAAACGCCACAAGACATTGTCTGTACAGATGTATCGCATCAAGACCGTCCGTCAGCGGATCTACAAAGGAAGAATCCATCGAACCGCAGACTGAAACAGTCACGATCACGGCAATGGCAAGAGAGAGCGATGAGCTTGTAAAGGCACGTTGCCCATATGGTGCAACTGCTTACGCTAACTGGTTCACATCAGTAGTAGAACCGGCATAAAGATACATGGAGAAAATCATAAGCATAGGTGGAAAAGAGGTCGGCTTCAAAGCCACCGCATCCACTACAAAACGATACAGGCAGAAATTCAGCCGTGATCTGTTCAAAGATATAGAACAGTTGGTGCAGAAGACAAACGATTCAACATTGGCAGCGGATGACCTTGAGTGTTTCATGAACATCGCCTATATAATGGCATGGCAGTATGACAACACGATTCCGAGCGATCCTGATGAATGGCTGGATCAGTTTGAGATGTTCGACATCTACATCATTCTTCCGCAGATCATTGACCTGTGGGGATTGAACACGTTGCAGTTGGAAGAACCTAAAAAAAAAGTAGAAGAACAGAGCGGTCGATGAGTACTGCTCTGTTTCTTTTACGTTGTACAGAACTCGGCTTGTCTATGGATGACTTGGATGATCTCACAGTAGGGATGGTCAACGATATGTTCACAGAGAAAGCCAACGATAACTATGATTGGAAAGAAATCGCTTCGCAAGAAGATATGGATAAATTCTAGGAAGGAGTTTCATGGCAAAGAACAAGATACGAGGTATCACCATTGAAATCGGTGGTGATACCACAGAATTTCAAAAGTCCCTGAAGGAAGTCGATGGGAAACTGTCGGCTACACAAAAAAACCTCAAGGACATCAACAAACTCCTTAAACTTGATCCGAAGAACACCGAGCTTCTTAAACAGAAACAGGAGAATCTCAACAATGCGATCAAAAGCACGAACGATCGTTTGAAGACCTTGAAGGATGCCTACAAGAAACTGGATGGCAAAGACACAAACGAAGCCAAGATCCAGCAACAGGCATTGGCAAGGGAAATCATCGAAACGGAGCAGAATCTCAAATCTTTGAAAGAAGAGTACAGGGATTTCGGATCTGTTGCAAAGCAATACACGGAAGCCGTTGGAAATCAGCTCAAAGAAGTAGGTGGCAAGATTGCCGAATCAGGCAAAGACATGACCATGAAGGTCACCGCACCTCTGGTCGCACTTGGAGCGGTTGGCGTAAACTACAACGCCCAGATGGAGCAGTACAGAACTATGTTCACTACTCTTACTGGAAGTGCGGAAGAAGCCGACCGAATCATTTCACAGTTGCAAGAGGATGCACAGAAGTCTCCGTTTGATTCCGCTTCTTTGATTTCGGCAAATCAGTATTTGATCTCTGCCGGAGTTGAAGCGGATGAAGCGAGAAAGACCATCTTAAACTTGGGCAATGCGGTCGCAGCCACAGGCGGTGGTTCTGCCGAACTGGAGAGAATGGCACAGAACCTTCAGCAGATCAAAAACGTAGGCAAGGCATCCTCACAGGACATCAAGCAATTCGCAAATGCCGGTATCAACATCTACGGCTTACTGGCAGAAGCAACCGGAAAGAACGTTGAAGAAGTCAAGGACATGGATGTGTCCTATGAGTTGTTAAGTGAAGCTCTGGCGAAAGCATCCGAAGAGGGCGGTAAGTACTACGGAGCAATGGAAGCACAAGGGCAGACCTTAAACGGTTCTTTAAGTGCTACCAAGGAGTCCATACAGATGCTTCTGGGCGAGATTACGGCTGCGGCAATGCCGATCATCGTGCAAGTCTTAAACAAGGTGAGAGAGGTCATCAAATGGTTCTCTAATCTGTCAGGAAGCACGAAACGAATCATTCTCATTGTCGCTGCGGTGGTCGCTGCCATCGGCCCTTTCCTCACTATACTGGGAACGGTCATCTCCTTTGTCGGCACATTGGTGACCGGCATCGGAATGCTATTCAGTCCTATCGGTGCAGTAATAGCAATCATCGGTGGAGTGGTCGGTGCGATCACATGGCTTATCAGCAATATGGAAACGGTGAAGTCTGTTGCATCGAATGTTTGGACATCGTTCAAAAACTCCCTCGCTGCGGTCGCAACGTTCGTTCAGGAGAAAATAGACTGGATCGCATCGAAGTTCACTTCACTAAAGAATGCCATTGCGAATGCCTTTGACTTCTCATCGGCAATAAGCCGAATCAAAGATTTCTTCGGTTCATTCGGAAGTGAAGGTCTTAATGCAACCATTGGAAGACAGAGAAACCAAGTCACCGTCCTTGATAGTGGCGGATTCATGTCAGGGTCTATCACGATGAACAACTCATTCACGATCAATGGTGATGTGGATAAAGCAACAGTATTGGCATGGGCGGATGTTCTAACCGAACGTATCAACGAGAATCTAGGAAGGATGGTCTAACATGATAGAATACACCGATCAGCAATTCTTATATAGAGCGGTTCCTGTCGATTATGATGGTGCGGCCAAATTAAAACGTATTAAAGGCAACACATTAGCGTTTAACCAGTTAGTCAATAATGGAAACTTTGCCAACGGTACGAGCGGATGGAACGGTTCAATATCATCGTCCGCTTCAAACAACATCTGTACTTTAACCGCAAACTCAACTAGTACAAACTTGAACTTCAACCAAATGGTCAGCATCCCAAATGGTCATACTGTACTATTCAAGTTTGACATTAAGCCATCGTTGAATACGCCTATCATGTTCAACTTCTATGATGGAACGAATTTCAATGTAACGGAAACATTCAATGCAACGGCAAACACATGGTATTCATATTCAAAATCAATAACCGTTACTGCGAATATTGTGCAGATTTATTTCCGTCCAAACCAAACAGGAACAAATGGGTCAACCTACCAGTTAAGGAATGTTATGCTCATTGACTTAACCCTTATGGGCATAACCGCTGACCAATTCAAGTCTTATTTCCCTCTTCCTTACTATTCCTATCAGTCTACCTTATTACCATTTAAGGGAACGGGTATAAAGACAGTAGGGAAGAACTTGATGAATTCCAACGATGTCCAAGTGGGCAAAGCATGGAACAACACATCCAATAGTGCAAGAGCAACAACGTTTGTTCCAGTTATGCCGAATACACAATACGTTATATCTATAAGCGGATTGGGTTCCCTTGAAGCGACATTCATCCGTGAGGAAAGTTCAATCGGTGTTACAAGTGGAATTGACTTTGTACTCAACGAATCCAACAAGAGCCGTGCATTCACCACATCGTCATCGACATATTATTTGGCGGTGCAAGGCAACAAAACGAATATCACAAAGGAAGAATATTTGGAACTTGAATGGATGTTGGAATTTGGGTCTGTTGCTACCGATTATGAGCCTTACACTTCATCCACTACCGATTTGCCAACATTAACCTACTTCCCTAATGGTATGAAGTCAGCAGGGAATGTATATGATGAGTTATTACCTACAAAGGCTATTACTAGAATTGGTGCGGTAGATTTAGGAAGTTTGAACTGGGCATATGACTCATCCGTTCCTAGATTCACATCATCGGATATAGTATCAGCAGTAGCCGTTCCATCAAGCAATTCAAATATTGCGAATATCAAATGTGCCGTATATGATAGCATCTCATTGAATGGTTTGGCTCAAAGCAACAAATGTATAGCAGTTTCTACTGGCGGTGTTATTTCAGCAAAAGATACGGCTTACACAACGGCAGAAGCATTCAAGTCCGCCATGAGTGGTGTCTATCTCTATTACGAACTGAAAAACTATGTCGAGACGGATGCAGATGCAGAAATCTTCTACCGTTTCTATCAGTACGGAACGGAACAGATCCTTCCAGTAAACGGAGCAACTCCGACCACCGCACCAATCATCGCAGACATCGAATACTACAACCAAATCGAAAGTGAAACGCCTTATAGGAAGTTTTGGCTTGTGAACGGAAATGGGGAAAGATGGGATCTCACCGAGAAAGAACTGAAGAGCTTCCTTGAGAATCCGCAAGGCTTGGGATTCCAGAAGACAATCGATGTCACTAGGTACGGAGAGAGGGCATACAAGAACACAGAGTCCTACAATTTCCCACAAGTGACTGGGGATGTTCTGTTCTACGATTCGGCAAACTCGACAAGATACGAGAAGTATAACGAGTTTGTCCGCTTCCTCATGGAGCAACCTATTACTCTTCACTACATGATTCCAGTTTCCTATAATTCGCTCATCGCAGACACCTATTCATTAGAGTGCGAAGTGATGAGTCTAACCAAGACGGAATCCAAGACCGACCACATCTTGACATCAAACATCCAAATGAACGGCTTGGGATTCTATGAGGGCGATGAGATAGAGATCAACGGAACTGCAAACACATTAACGATCAACAACAAGGGAGACTTCCCTGTTGGGTTTGAAATCGAATTGAGAGGTACATACAAGAACCCTTATTTCACATTGGAACAGAATGGCGAACTGTATGGTGAAGCCAAGTTTGATGACAATGCGAACAACTTCTCAAGCGTGTTCGTTAACTCAAAGGATGGCGAACAGAATGTTGTTTTGAAGCAGAACAATTCCATCATGCCGAATCCTTTGGCTTATCAGGATCTGTCCATCTCAAACGGATCTATTTATGTCACATTCGTTAAACTCGCCAAGGGTGAGTCAACATTGACAATCGGTGCGGACAGTTACACGATCAGCGGATATACGATCAGGTACACACCGATATACAGGAGCGTATAATATGCTGCCGAACGGATATGAGCCAGTCCTTGCGATCTACAAGGATGATGATACTGGAACGAGCTTCTATTTCGATACCGGGATCGTGCCGACACAGGACACGGATGTCAATCTGCTCTTTGGCGTTTCAAGGTCTCCGTCTGGCAATATTACAACATATGCCTTTGGAGCGAGAAACTCCGCTTCTGCCGATTCCGCTGGGCAGTTGAATCTTTTACTTGGAACAACATCGTATTTCGGTTATGGGTCAGGGCGTTCTTCGTTCGCCCATACCGATTTCGATTCGTTAGACTTCTACTTCTCCAACAAGAAGAACGTAATGACATTCAATGCGGAGAATTCCGAACTGGTAGAGGTCGAGCGAGGGGCAACCACCTTCACAGGAACGAGAACGATGTATGTGATGGCAATGAACAATGCCGGTAATCCAGCATATGGAACAACACCGACCATGAAGATGTACTATATGTCCATCACAAAGGGCGGTCAGCTTGTGAGCGAACTATATCCGGCAAAGAGAACGAGCGATGGAACGGTGGGTCTTTACGATACCGTTAGAAACACGTTCATAGCTCCAAGCGGAACATCTTCCGTTACTGGATATACAGACTTCATTGATCCAAAGACGGACGGAAACGGAACGGCATTCATTCATACACCTCACGGTGATTACAAAATGATGTACATCATCGACAACGGTTCAGGAGCATCGATCAATGATTTCAATGCTACGGATGTGTCTGTTGTAGCAGAACCGAATGACGGCTATGTCTTCTCGCATTGGACAAACAAGAACGGTGCGATCATCTCTCGTGACAGAGTCCTCAAGTCTTTACCGCAGACCATAAAGCCTTATGGCGTATCTGGGAGTCTTCCAGTTACCGCACATTTCAAGAAGATCAGTACGGAAAAACAGAAGAACAGTTTCATGTGCCTAGGTATTCAGTATGGCGAGGGAATGCCGTCAGGAGCGATCCAAGCCAACGAATTCGATCTGTATTCGATGATAAGGAGCTTCTCGATCAAAGAGGACGGTCTGACAAAGACAAACTCCACGATTGAACTGGAATCGATGCCGTCCGCTTATCAGGTGAATATGCCTGTTGCAATTTACACCAACAAAGGCGGATTCATATGGGCTGGCGTTGTCGAGTCCATCGAGGGGAACACATTAAAGTGCCGAGAGGGTCTTTCCATATTGGATGAAGACTTCGTGTTCGTGCCAAACAGATCGTGGGGCGGTTTAAACCTCACCAGATACACGTTGATGGGAGCGTTGAACAAATACACCGAGAAGTTCTTTACGCTTCACACAAGCTCTCCTACGGCTTTTACAGACACCAACGATGCATCGATCAGGAAAGGGGAAACATTCCTCACCTATGGGGAAAGTCCGATCCGTTTCGACAGTTCTCTGTCCTATGACAACAAGCAGAATGTCCAACTGGCGATGCCGTTGATAGAAGAAGCCGAAGTGAGAAACCTTGAAGACTATCTCTTGGAGATGTTCAACTCGACCGGCTACGGAGTTCTTGCGAAGATCCACAAGGAACCGCATTTAAATTCCGCCAACAAGTTGAGCTACAAGTCCTATCTTGAACTGGAGTACTACTATCCAAACAGAGATACGGTCTTAACGATGAGCGACAATTACGAGAACATCACCAATGTCAAAGTTAGTGTGGAATCGCAGCAGCCGACCGTTCTGGAGATCTACAATTCAGCAGGGACAACCTGTCGAGGGGTCTATGGAATGCAGACGGACGGAACCATCACGGATATGCTGATCTCCCAAGAGAAACCTCTGTCTTCGTTCATTGGTTATAGTGACTGCCGAACTGCCGTTGTGATGTCCGATGACAATTTGAACACCATACTGGTTCAGCAGTTAACGAATTCGTTATTCAACCACAACATCACCTTCGATCTTGACCTGACTCATGGAATGTACACGTTCGATGATTTCACGATAGGAAGAAGGGTGAGGTTCTACAACGGAAACAAGATGTATGAATCTGTTGTGACTGGAAAGGAATATGCCCTTGATGAAAACGGAGAGGGCATCCGTTCGATGAAGATCACGCTGGGCAAGGTCAGAAATTCCCTTACGGCAAAGATCAAGCTCACAGAGATAAAGAAGAAGAAAAAATGATACCAGAAGAAAAGTGGAAACAGTATGGTATGCCGGATGCCGAGATCAAAGGCATCGTGGTGCATAATACCAACAATCAGTCATGGTCTGCGGAACGATTGGAAAAGTGGCTATCCGAGGAATGCACAACATCCCAAGGATGCCACTTTTTAGTGGATCACAATGAAGTAAGACAGGTCATGCCTTTGGACTGGTCTGTCTTTTCTACTGGGCATGGATATGACTTCGGCAATCTGCATTGCATTGCCATTGAGATCTGTTCCAACCCATCCAATGACTTGTACCTTGCCGGACAGTCTAAAGCCATCGACTTAATCGAAGAGCTGATGGCACGATTCAACCTCACCAAGGATGATATTTATTTCCATCGTGACTTTCAGCCAAATGTGAACTGTCCGGCACAGGTGCTGAAGCTATACGGAAACAAGAGCAATTTTTTAGCCTTGCTGAAAGGAGAAAAAAATGAACTGGTCGACAATAATACAGACGATTGAAAAGGCGGTTCAGGAAAACCTTGAAACGATTGTTTTGATGCTGATCGTGGTCGGTTCGCTTAATGCAATCAACATTGTATTAGGAACGATCATCGGAACGGTTCAGGACAAGTTCGATGCAAAGAAGTTCTTCTTCGGAATCCTTAAAGCCTTTGTGATCGGATTGTGTATTTTTGCATTCTGCTACACCTTGAACCTGTTCGCTTTAACTCTTCAGTTAACGAAGGACATCACGATTTCAACAGATTTCATTTCCACCGTTGAGGTCTTCACGATCCTCATTGTGTGGGCGATCGATATTGCCAAAGATGTGATCGCAAAGATTAAATCCATGAAGGAACTGAAATACGTTAAGTATGAGGATGTCCAGATCAACCCAAATAAGGAAGAGGGGATAGGATAATGTGGACACCGAGAACACAAGC